CTCGCATGGAAAGTCGAAACGTCGACTACCCTAGAAAGAACTGGTCGAGCGTCGTGCTCTGGAACTGCGGGCACTTCAATAATCGTAGTCTGATGCCCGAGTACGTGCGTGATGCGCCGCCATCCTTTCTCCATCGCTTCGAGTGGCTACAGGATAAGGACATTGGCGCCTTGCCATCTGACTGGAATCACCTGGTGCGCGAGTATCCACCGGCCTCACCGGCTCTTGATCACTTCACGCTAGGTGTACCGGGTATCCAGCATTACTCAGACGACCACGGCTCATGGAAATGGCATAGCGCTTTAGTTCGCGCTCTGCAATGCGCGGGTGAGAAACCTTCCGATATGGTGAAACGAGCCGAGGAGCGCGTCGGTGAACTTCAGTAGCTACGCTGACTTTAGAGCCAAGTTCCTCCAGATGTTCGATGGCGATGACATCAGTCAGTCGGATATCTCAGTCGCGGTCCTAGATCTGATCATTGGCGCCGGTGAGGTCAGGATCTATCGAGAATTGCGCTCGAGCACACAGGACACCGCGTTTTCACTCACGACGACGAATAACCTAGCCGCACTGCCGGCTGACTTCCTAGAGATTCGAGGCGCGCCGTACGTCGCGTTGAAGGCCGCGGCCACCTACGCTCCGTGGGAAGCGGTCAATAACGCGATCCAGCTTCAAGACACGTCGATCATCGTCAGTAACCCCGTGCGGTATACCTTTCAGGGTGACAATCTATTGTTCTTTCCAGCGCAGGCCAACGGAACGGTCATAACAGGTCAGTACTATAAGAGATTTTCAGATATATCAACCGGATTGAACGCGCTATTTACTCGTCACCCTGATGTTTTTCTCTATGCGGCTCTCGCTGAGAGTGGGCCGTTTATCGGTGACTCCCGCACAGCCATCTGGGAGCAGAAGTATGTCTCACTCGTCGCGGCAGCCAATGAGCAGGAGCGACGGCGCGTTACCCGCGGATCGAAGCTACAGACGAGAGTGGCGTGAAGACGAGCTTTCTAGGACAAGCCTACGCGTCCCGATCGCCCATTCTATCGTCGCAGACTGCGATTAACATTTTCCCGGAACTCTCCGAGAGTGGCGGAAGTGAGATCGGCGGATTCTATGGCACTCCCGGACGCCAAAGCGTCTTTCAGGGAGCCGGCGAGGTACGTGGACTTTGGGTAACTACAGGTGGTATTCCCGGGCTATATAGACTCTTTGCCGTGATTGGCTCATCGGTCTACCGGCTCGATAGTAACTACAACGCGACGAACTTAGGGACGCTACCGAATGTCTCAGGACGTGTGTCCATGGTCGACAACGGTACTCAGTTAGCAATCGCCCATCAGGACGGAATGCACTGGGTTTCGTTGACCGGGTCTACAATCGCATCCGTGACTAATGCCCCGAGTGGGGCGGTGTTATCGGCGCTCGATAACTACGTCCTCTTTACTCAGAACGTAGGCGGTGAGTTCGGTATCACGGCACTGGGGGATTTGAGCTCCATTGATCCATTGGACGTAGCCACCGCTGAAGGGTGGCCGGATGACTGCGTGTCGTGTGTCGTGACACAACGCGAGGCCGCTCTTCTTGGGACGGATTCGATTGAGGTCTGGAGCGATACAGGAGCCTCTCTATTCCCCTTGGAGAGAACCCCTGGAGGATTCATTGAGCAGGGTTGCGCTGCCAAATGGAGCCCGGTCAAGCTCGATAATTCTGTGTTCTGGTTAGGTCGAGATCGCAATGGTCGAGGTATTGCGTACCGCTCCAATGGATACACGCCAGTTCGTATATCCACCCATCCTTTGGAAAGCGAGTGGAATAGTTACGACGATATCAGCGATGCCATTGGATTTGCCTATCAGGAAGAAGGTCACGCGTTCTATCAGATCACCTTCCCAACAGGAAACGCCACATGGGTCTATGACGTTGCGACCAAGATGTGGCACCAGCGCGCGTATATGGATGCCTTTGGCCTACTGAATCGTGATCGGGCCAACTGCTACGCGTTCTTCAACGATGACCATCTTGTCGGTGACTACCAGAACGGCAAGATCTATCGGATGAGAATGGATCTCACCACGGATGATGGGACGCCAATCTACCGGGAGCGCGCATGGGACTTTCCCGATACGGGCGAGGACGAGATAGAGCACCGTAAGATCCGTATCGACTTACTCGAGGTATTAGCTCTCACAGGCGATGGAGACGGTGCAGGAGGCGCTCCACAGGTGTGGCTACAGATCTCTAAGGACGCCGGTCGCACATGGGGATTCCAGCGTTATCAGAAACTGGGAAAAGTCGGTGAGCGTAAAGCTAGAGCCCGATGGCGCCGTTTAGGCTATGGGAGAGATATAGCGGCTCGTATCGCAACGAATATGACTCAACAGGTTCAATGGGTCGGTGCCTTCTGGGACGGTGAGGTGCTGACTAAATGACCGACATGATGAAGGTCAAGCCGCCTCAGTTTCCTGACGGTCCGGTGGATGGTGCGGTGCTAACTCGGAGTCTATCGCTCCTCTACCGTGAGGTATTTTCACGGTTGGACGTTCGCTATCCCAACAACGATTTCAGTAGTGGGATAGTTGCCAATGGCACCGGTGGAGTCACGCTGGGAACCGCAGCGATTCCTTCCGGTAGAATCGTTGGAATACCGACGCTCGTTACTAAGATCACAAATACTGGAACTGCCCAGGACCAGACATTTTTACCGCAGGTATCGGCGGGCAACAAGCTATCGGTGCAGAACATCCTGGCACTGAGTGCTACCGCAACGGCCACGACTGCGACGATTACTATCGCAGCGCATACGAACCAGTATGGGTTTGGTCAGACCTCTTATGGATCTGGCTCGATCAGTGGCCTTTCGACGAACACGCTCTATTACGTCTACGCCGATGATCCGACATACTCAGGTGGAACGGTAACCTATATCGCGACCACTAATCCACAGACTATTACGGCCGATAATGGCCGCTACTACGTGGGATCGATCACGACTCCTATCTCAGCGACGACCGCTAATATCACCGGCGCCACGAGTGCCAATCCGATCGTTTTTCAGACTTCAGCCTCTCACGGCTGGTCTACTAATGAGCAGGTCACGTTCTCTGCACTTCCGGGTGGGTTTGGTTCACTGAACGGAACGACTAAAACAATCACGGTTATTGACACCACACATTTCTCAGTGGCCGTAGATGGCTCTGGATTTGCGGCCTACACATCAGGAGGTACGGCAACGCGTATCTCAACTGGTACGTCAGGCGGTGGAGGTGCGGGCGGTGGAGGCGGCGGTCACGGCGGGATACTTCCATGAGTGTATCCGTCAAGCGCGTGTTAATCGGCAATGATCACGACGATGCGAAATGGATTGTTCTCGAAGGCTCTATCGAGGGATGCCCGCAGGTCACCAAGCGTCGCACGGTCAATACTGCGGCTCTTGTTTCAGGGGATCTCACATTGGCCGCTGAGAAGGCACAGCTCATAGCGGATGTCGAGGAGTATTACGCGCGCTATCAGGCCGTCCAGGCTGCACTAGAACAACTATGAGCATAGTTATCAGCGTTGAGCCGCCCACTTTTGACATCACTCAATTACGTGAGCTATGGCAGGCATGTTGGGATGAATGCAGTGAAATAAAGGGGGAGATATGCGCATTCCACGGCCAGCGCGGCTTTGTCATTCAGCCTGATATAGAGCAATACAATCGCCTGTCTGAGCAAGGTGGGCTAGTGATCATCACGGCGCGTGATGGGGATAGGTTATGTGGATTCGCTCTAGGGATCATGTACCGGGCTCTACACCATAAGCTGGCTACATGCGGGAATGTGGATGCCTGCTATATCGAACCGGGTAATCGAAGCCACATCAGAGGCATGATCAAAAAGATCGAGGATGAGTTCACTGAACGTGGAGCTGACATCATCGCGTGGCCAACAAGTCCTACCGGTAATCTATATAGCCTATTGAAATCTCTGGGGTATACCCCTGATGATGTTGTGATGGAGAAAAAGATATGTGCATCGCCGCCGCAATAGCCGGAGCAGCCGTCGTTGGCGCAGGCGCTAGTATCTATAGCGCTAATAAAGCATCGGGAGCGCAACGTGATGCGGCTAATCGATCGAACGATGCACAGCTTGCGATGTATGACCAGACTCGCGCCGATCAGGCTCCCTGGCGTGCGGCGGGTGGGCAAGCCGTCGATGCTCTATCTAGGTGGTATGGGTTAGGAGGAGTCAATCTAAATCAAAGTGGACAGGATAATAGCGGTCAGGTAACAACACCTCCTGTCACTGCAGGCTATCCACTGACAGGATATAGCAGACATGGAGCGTTAATTAATCCATCTGGAACTGGACAGGCTCAAGGCGGCTCATTAGGTGGCGTCGGGTATGCCCAAGGAGGTAAACCAACAACGCCAGAGGAACAGGCTGCTGAAAATGCTCAGTTTGCCAAAGATCCGATGTCTCTATTTGACAGATTAGGAGGCGCAAGTGTTGCAGTAGGATCTGGACCAAATCCGTTTGCGCCAAATGGCGGGGGCGCTCCAAGTCCTTTTTCACCTGGCGGTGGCAGTAATTCCTCATCCAATTACTACAATAATATTTTGTCTAACCTACCGGGCTATCAGTTTCAGTTAGATCAGGGCTCGCAGGCGGTGAGTCGCAATCTCGCTGCTCAAGGGCTGTTACAGTCTGGAGCAGCCGGTAAAGC